AGTGAGTAAGCTATTCCTGTTTTAATTAACTCAGCACTTAATGCGGGTAAGTCACTTTCCCTAGGATTAAAGGGGGAATAACTATCAACTTTTCCATTTAACTGAACATATAAAGCAGCTAGATCATCTGTATCTACGTCTGATAAACCTAGCATATCAGGATTTCTTAGTGCATCTTTTAAATCCCACCAAGCTCCCGCATGTAAATTAATAACTCTATCTGTTCCATCTATGTCACCTAATTGACTAACTAGTTTTGATTTAGAAAGTAAGTCAAAAAGAGAAGCTGCAGAACGGCTTCCTGAATCTGTTAATGTAATATCTACAGTTCGTGGAGCAGTTGTTCCATCTGCAGTTTTTTCCATAAAGTTGACTCGGATAGTATTTGGAGTTGGTTTTTCAACAAAGCGATTTCCTTCTAGTTTTTGATCAGTAGGAAGAGCTGCTGCCTCATCAATTTTTGCTGCCGCCGCTGCCAGTGCCGTCCACATTGCGGCAGTAGCTCCAGAAATTAACGCTAGTTCGCCGTCTATAGTTACTTCATATTGCTTATCAAACTTATCTGCATAGAATCTTTTATACCATGTATACCATGCATCAAAAAGATTTTGAGATTCAGAGTCTATACCAACCTCTTGTAAACCTGTAAGAATCTCTAGAATACGAGAGTGTACTACTCCATTAGGTAATCCTACTTCAGTTGATCCTTTTGGAGGTGTATATGTAAAAAAGTCATCTCCTATGTTTGCTGCTGGTTCTTCATCGCCCGGATCAAAATCAGGATTTTGTCCCGGAGAGTCGGTAGATCCAACAAAGGCAGGAGATACTGACGTAGTTACTGTTGCTGGTGTTGTTGTGGCGGGTGTTGCTGTGCTTGTTACATTTTGAGATATATCAATTGGGAATCGTCCGTCTTCGTCAGCTCCTTGTATTGGACTCACTACACCAGAAGAGGTTATCTCTTTTAGTCTTACAGGAGTCATGTTTAGTGCCGCAACTGATTCAATTATTTTATTTGTAACCGGGTCTACCTCACCAGTGTTAGAGAGAAACATCTTGTCAAACTTAGATAACTCTGCTCTTGCGTCTGCTACTTCTCCACTCTTATGACGTGGAGTATTTTCTGCACTGGCACTTTGTATAAGTTGCTGAATAATTGCATTTCTATAAAGTAGATAGTTCGGAGTGGTAATGTCTCCAATCAAGGCTTCAAGTTTACTAGTAGCTTTTTCTTCACCGCCAAGCATTTTCCATATATCTAGATCCTGAGGAATGTAGCTAACAGTCCCAGCAGTAATAGAAGAACCATCGTCTGCCCTCATACTACCTGACGTTCGATTAGCGTTCCATCTTGCAATAATTGCAGATGCTAATGCCATCTTAAAATTTGTTTTAGTTGTCTGGTCCATTAACGCGTCCCTTGCTTGTCAATTTCTGCAAGCTTCTTCTCTATCTTAGAACCAACCTCTACCATCCAATCAGGTCCTAAATTATCTAATACTTGTAACTGCTCTTGCGGAGGCATAGCAACATAGCTGGCCCTCATTAATGAATTGATTAAAGAGTCATCTGGGTATGTATCTAGTACAGTTCCCCTAACTCTCAAGATTGCATCGAATATAGACTCATCTAGTTTTTCAGGATAAGTTTTCTTAGCCATTAAACTCCCATAGGTGGTTGTATGTTATTTAGTGGGTTTTCTTCAGGTGTAGGAAGAGGAGTTGCATTATCTGCCATTCCTTGATCAGCTCCCATTTGTGCTAATAATCCTTCCATCTCCATTTGTTCTGGAGGAGGTTGTAATGGTGCAGGTGCTTCAGGAGTACCCATTTGACTCATCTGTCCTCGCATCCCTATTTCATTTGAAGGAATAGCCATTTGTTCTTCTGGTATTAAATTTTGCTGAGCAGCTAATGCCATCTCTTCTTCTATCATTTTTTGTATAGAAGATCGTTGTGCAATAGTCTCTAGCTGTGTATCAATAAGTTGTTGCATAACAGCAGGGTTATCTTCTGCTCTAGTTGACATAATCTCTTCTCGCCAAGCTTCAGGATCTTGCGCATTAAGTAATCGACGCATAACCACTTTAGTTGGCATAAGTTCTGAATTCTTTAATGTTGCGGCAGCAGCTACGTTCCGTAGTTCTTCGAGTGGGAATCTTGCACGTAAGTGTACTTTTGTATTACGCATCCCTTTAGTGTCTTTACCCTTAACATTAAATGCGAATGATTCTACACTATCTTCTGAGTCCATACGACCCATAACTTCAATATTCTCGTCCCATGAGTATCTTTGAGACAGCCCAATAACCTTTGCATTAATATCTTCCATAGCCATTTGTGCATTTTCAACAGGTTTAAATACTTTAATCAATGAGGCTTGTTGCTGTGCAATAGTATCAATACCACTAGAACCTGCCTGTGGTAGTGAGAAACCTTCTTCATCTATTTGTACACGAAAGAAGTTTGTTAGTTGATCTAGGTCAGGCAGTGTACCTCTAAATTGGAGATAGTACACATCCTCTCCTTCGAGGATCTCAATTGTACCTGACCCCGGCTCAATGTCTACTGGCTCATCATTGACGCGCCGAATAACCATTGTTGGGTCTGCATACAAATCTGCAATACGCATATGCCTGTTAAGTAGCCATTCCATTTCAGCTACACTGTCAACAAGCGCATAGTTTACAGAAAGTCCCATATTACCCCCATGCTTAGAGGTCGTCTTTGCACAGTGGAATATGGTAAAAGGTAAGCAATCATAGAACATCATAACTGAAGGACGCATCACAAATTGGTTATGCGCTGATACAGCATGGATAATTGAGTCCCCTTCCCATGCCCAGTAGTCTACTACTTCAACTGTTTTTTCTGGATGTAGAGGTTCTGTATAATCTAAATCTTCGTCTTCGCGCTCGGTATCATTATAGTTTAGTTGAACACCCCATTGTTCTTCTACTTCATATACTTTCATCCAAGTACGATGCACAACAGCTTTCCATTGTTCGTGAGTTCCACCAGCTATGGGGAACACTTCGGCAGGATCAATGCTCTTTATCTCAATTGGAAAGTGGTACATAGGGCGGTCACCCTGAAAATCACTATCGTCATCTGCATAAGTATTACGTGACCATGTAGTTCGTAGTACGCCCCAACCATATAGAAGCTGGTTAAATACTGCATCATGCATAGGGTTAGAACCCCATCTTCGGGTGTTTAGTTGGTATACACTGTGAAGCATCTTAACTACTCTGTCAGCACGAGAAGAATTAGAAAGCACTTCAATGATAGGATCTTCACCTGTCATCATAGTGTGCGCTCGTTGTACTGAGGAGAAAGGAATATTAAGTGTGACTAAATGTTCATTCTCAATGTTTGAACTAGTATCAACCTGCTCTGAGAGAGGAGTATCAGAACCTTTAACTGTTGAGCGATCATAGTGATCTCGGTAATACCATCGTTCTTGACGGGCAAACTCTTGATCTCGGTCATTGTAGAAGCTTAATCCAAACTTAAGGTCTGACATCATACGGTCTAAAAATTTGTCATCGCGTTCTTGATTGGCCTCAATCTCGGCCTCACCTTCGCCAACTTCAACCCCTTTAGCGTATAATATATCTCTCATTATCTATGCCTCGTACCAAAGTGCTTCTTCATAACTTGTTTTCGTCGTGGTCGCCCTCGGCTAGTAAGATTCACTACTTCTTTTGCCATAAGTGCAACTCCCATACTACTTACTCGGTCATCATGCCCTGTACCTTCTGCGCCTGTCTTTTGTCCTGTTCTTACGTATGACTGTGCTTCATATACAAAATCCATGTCTCTAGCTTTTAAAGAACGTTGAGCGATTTCAGTTTGTAATCGACTCTCCATTATTGCTTTAGTTTTGGAATTTGTAGGCCAACCCTGTTTATTATCGCCATCCCCTGTCTTTTTATCTTTCTTATATAAAAAGATATTTTCGTATTCAAAGACATTCTTCAATGCAGATAGCACTGCGAAGCCGTGGTTATTTCTTTCCACAGCCAGCAATGCACGATTAAAACTTCTACCTAACGCCGCAAGAAGTCCTGCGAAAGTATCCGGGTCATAACGCCCTGCAATACTTGCATACTGTTCCCCAGTTGCGGCATCAATTACTTGTGCCACTGAAAGGTCTCCGTTAGGTTCACCACCTGCAGGGTCTGCTCCAACTATAAAACCTTGACCTACTCGTGGTATTGTCCAAATTTTTAGTTCAGGCCAGTCCCTTTGTAAGTCACTTAAGTATCCGTTTCTACTAAAAACTTCACCTATAGTTAAAGGGTCCCTACAATGTGTCTCTGCTATATATTGTAACCCATCTAGGTCAAAAATGCAACCCCCAGTAGTAATAAAAGATTCTAAAGGGCTGGAAGGGTATTCTTGTTGAAAAAGCTTATCATCTGTATAACTAGACTTCTTCTCATCGTACCATTCATCATCTCTTCCCGGTCTTAAATGATATGGGAGGAACACGCCTTTGAACCCATTCTCATTTGCTTCTGCACCCTTCCACATTTTATAGTAGAAATTCCCTAACCCATTTGCAGTGCTTACCCCAATGAACTGACCACCCGCATCAATCGTTGGTGATAGGGCAGCCCAGTTTTTTTCAGCATGTGGATGGAACGCCCACTCATCTGCAATAACAACAGATGCAGTTTCAGAACGTCCTGCGTCTTCAGTAGCGGGTAGTGCAAATACAGAAGAATGATGTGTCACGTTCCCCTTAGCATTACGCTGCTCAAATTCTATTTCTTTTTTATTATCGTTGATTAATGGTCGCCATTTGCGTATCCACTGAGGTAAACGAGAGTATTGAAACTTTACTTTCAGAAGAAGCTTCTGTGCTTCATCTTCTCGCTTAGATAGCATAAGTACGTTTGCGTTATTAAAGAAGAGAGCTTTATGTAGTGCATAAGAAGACGCGCACCAAGATACACCTAGTTGCCTCCCTTTAAGCACAATTACTCTATCACTCTCTTGGAAAGTGTTTAGTAATTCTTTCTGAAAGTCCCAAAGTTTAAACGCAAATGTTTCAAAAGTTTGCGGGTCGTTGATTTCACAATATGTTTCAAGAAAATATACAATATCCTCTTTACACTTGAGAATCTCCTCCAGCTGTTCCTTCTGACTCAGTTCGTCGTTCTTCAAGTCTTTCGAGGATGTCATCGAGGTCGCCTGTGTTACCACTCTTATGTGTTACCTCCACTCGACTCTTATTTACTCCACCTAGATCAATTAGACGATCTATTGCATATTGTACTACACGTACATTTGTATGGTCTAACATAAGTACAAGTTTGTGTATTGCTTTGGCTAAACCAAATGCAGTTACTTCTGCAGCCATGATTACAGGTTGTGTAGTAACCTT